CAAGGCCACCCAGTAACGCCGCGGTTCGTCGGCTACTCGATCCGCTCCGCCAGGAGGTGACGGTGGCCGACAACCCCACGCTCCTCGCCACGGCCGCCCAAGTCCAGGAAGGCCCGCTCGGCAACCTGTTCTCCCAGCTCTCCCCGACAGCACTCAACGACATCCTCATCGAGGCCACCCGCCTGTGCGAGGACGAGGTCCACCGCCGCCTGGTCCCGTTCACCACCACCGAGTCGCAGCGGCTGGACGGGATGGACCCCGACGAATACACCGACTCCGGGAACCTGCCCCTGGATCTGCAAGGGACGCTCGGCCGGTCGTATGCCTACGCCCTCGGCGCCTCCACGCTGGTCCGGCACTGCTGGCTGGACGAATTCGCCCCCAGGTACCCGGAGCTGTGGAGCTACAGCAACGTCACGGTCCAAGTCTTCCGATCCTACGGCGGCTCGGAGATCATCCCCGGCACCCAATTCGTCGGCGCGGAGAACGACACCGGCCACATCTGGTTCCAATTGGGCAAGTTCATCCCGATCGGCAGCCTGGCCCGGATCACCTACTCCGGCGGATACACCACCATCCCCGCCGGACTCGTCCGGGCCGCCAAGTACATGGCCGCTTCCCTGGTCGTCCGCGAACTCGACCCCCAAGACTCCGACCACGACCCCGACCTCCTACACACTGACGCGCTGTTCTGCCTGGCCAACTGGATGCGCGTGTAGGAGAGGTGAGGGCCGGTGTCGTGCGGAAGGCCACATCGCGCGCACAAGAAGCACGGCCACCGGCGCCCCAAGAAGGCGTCCCGGTCACGCCACGCCCACGCCCACGCGCACCGGGCGAAGGGCCACAGCCACTGCGCGCGTCGCCATCTCGCCAAGTCCAAGGCGCACAAGAAGAGGAAGAGCCCCTCCCGCCGGAAACACGGCAAGAAGACCACCTCGAAGAAGCGGAGGAAGGTCACCTGCCGCGCTCCGGCCAGCCTCCGCAAACGCAAGCGCAAGGCCGCCAAGCACCACAAGAGAGGCCATCACCGAGCCAAGGCCAAACGCCGCCGCTCGCACCGCCGCCATACCTCGCACCACCCTGCGCGGCACCGGAGGCTGCACGGCCGCAAGCACACCCGGACCCACCGCAAGGGCCGCAAATGCCACTGCCAGCACGGCAAGAAGGCTGCCCACAAGAAGAAGAGCATCGCGCTGAAGAAGTGCGGGACGCTCGGCCACCACAAGCACCTCACCAAGACCAAGCGACACGGCGTCACAGCGCACAAGAAGCATGTCCACGCGGTCAAGAAACGGGTGCACGACAGACACAAGACCATCCGCCACCTGAAGAAGCACAAGGTCAAGCGGCCATCCAAGTGCCGCTGCTGAACCGAGGGGTGATATGGGCACCGCCGACGCCGTCGACCGCGAAGCCGCCTGGCTTACCACCTCCGGAGACAGCCTGCCCGCGCTGCTGGCGGCCGACGGCGGCCCGTGGGACCTGATCCAGGCCTACCAGCCTCGTGTCGTCCCCACACAGAAGAAATCGATCTTCGTGCTGCGCAAGGACTTCGACGACGACCGGTTCGCCAACATCCAGAAGATGATCACCTATCAGTTCATTCTGCGGATCAACTGGCCCATCCTGGCGGGCAGCGGGTCGGCTGAGGCCGAGCAGCGCGCTCTGGATAAGGCGATCGATCTCCTCGTCGTGCGGATCCGTGGCCTGCTGCAGGACAAGACGCACGGGAACCGGTTCCTGTCGGTCGCCGAGAACCCCTCGAAGATCGCCGTCTCGTTCACCGACCCCGAGCGCACGATCGGCGAGAAGCGCCTCGAAGCCGAGATCACCTACGCGGTCGACGACTACGTCATCAACGCCTGACCCTCTCCCGTCCTGTCCCTTTCGCGGGTGCGCGCCGCGCTGCCCGCCCTCCGCCATGCCCGAAGGAGAGCCATGCGGCTGCGCAACGACGGCGGTTACCCGCTGGAGATCCGCCGGTACGGCCGGACCGTCTGGCCCGGCGAGCAGATCGACGCGTCCGAGCTGGTCGACGCCGACGGACCCTACGACCCGGCCAAGCACGGCCCGATCACCGGCATCACTTTGCTCGACGAACTCGCCCCCGAGCCTGCTCCCAAGCCCAAGCCCGCCAAGACCGCGAAGGCGGCGTCCGGTGAGGAGACCAGCTCGTGACCTACCTGTCCCGGCTCACAGCGCTCGCCCTGGCCAAGGAACCGGCAGGCCAGCAAGGCCAGTACACGGTCCCCACCGACAGCGTTCCGTTCACCAAGGCGCAGTTCGAGGACATCATCGAACCGTTGAAGGACGAGTCGCTCCGTGCGAACGACGCCGTCCTCCAGGGGATCTACCAGGGGCCGTGGCGGACTGAGTGGGACCTGGAGGTCTGGGGGTACCCCGACGTCTCCGGGCACTGGCTCCGGGCGATCATCGGCCCCGACACCCTGACGGCAGGCGTGTCTACCACCCTGGCGGCAGCGGTCACCACCGTGGGCGCCACGTCGATCTCCACGGCGGCGAGTATCGCAGCCGGAACGACCATCATGATCGACACCGGCGTGAAGATCGAATATGCCATCACCGGTACCCCGAGCGGCTCAGGCCCGTACACGATCCCGATCACCACGCCCGCCTCCGGGCTGACCCTCACCCACAGCTCCGGCGTGGCCGTCGTCGGGCAGAGCACGCACCTGTTCCAGCAGAACCGCACGTTCACGACCCAGTGGCCGAGCTACAGCTTCACCGTCTGGGATGGGGTGGACAACGCCCGCGGCTTCCCGGGTCAGGTGATGCAGGAACTCGCCATCAAGATCGACCCCAAGGGGATCGTCAGCTTCAACCCGAAGTTCCTCGGCTGGCCTTCGGCCATCCAAACGCCCTTCACCCCGGCTTACAGCACCGCCCAGCCCCAACGCGGTTGGGGTTGGACCATGGCCAACCCAGGAGCCAGCACCAGGGGGCTGTCGCTCGACATCACCCTCAAGCGCGCCACCGAGGCCATCAACAGCTCCGACGGTACCCAGGGGCCTCGCGAGGTCTTCCCGGGCGCGTTGGAGTCCGACGGCACCTACAAGGCGATCTTCGAGAACAACATCGACTACCAGCTCTTCTACAACTACAGCCAGGGCATCACCACCGCCACCCTCACGGAGCCGACCGGCGGACAGATGAACGCCGGCACCGTCCTGGCGATCACCATGTCCAAGTCCGGCTACACCAAGTTCGTTCCAGACCTTGGCCAGGCCTACATCCAGGCGTCCTTCGACCTCGCCGGGATCTACAACTCCACCGACGCCGGCGTGGTGCAGGCCACGCTCAAGAACTTCCGCTCGACGGCCTACTGAGGCTGTCTCCACTCCCGAAGGAGAATCCCTATGGCTGGATACGCCAACCGCGTCGTCGTCCTCGACTTCCCTGACCTGTCCGAGGACCCGGTGAACGACCCGATCCGCGTCGTGGTCCGCAACCCCAAGCTCATGCCACCCCAAGAGCTGATCCCGAAGGACGACGTCGAGCTGGTCGAGGGACAGCCGGTCGACCCGCAGGCAGCGATGCGATCGGGCTACGAGATCGTCGCGAAATTGCTGATCGGCTGGCGCGTCTACGACCCAACAGCACCCATCGGCCTCGACGTCGATCTCAACCCTGTCGGCGACCAGCCCCTCCTGCCGCAGGAGTTCACGCCGGAAAACGTCGCCAAGCTGCCAGCGGTGATCCTCAACCGGCTCGGCGACCTGGTGCAAGAGGCGGTAAACCCTCAGTAGGGCCAGGAGCGCCCTACCAGGAGGATGTGCTCTGGCCCGCCGAGTCGATCTACGAGGGCACCTGGGGCGGTACCGAGGTGCCCGATGAGGTCCTGCACTATGAGGTGATGCGGGAGATGGGCTGGTCCTGGTCCGACCTGCTTCAGACCCCCGCCTACGTTGTGCGGTACTGCGCCGACCTGATGCTGATCCGCCGCAGCGCCGAGGCCAAGGCCAACAAGGACGCGACGAAGGGAGCGCAAAGTGCCTGAGCTGGGACCCGGGACCCTGACAGCGCTCCTGGGCAAGACCGCTGCGGTCGCAGTGGAGAACACGCGCCGGGCCCTGACGGCAACCGCGCTCGCGGTCGAACGCGAGGCCAAGATCAACGCCGGGGCCGGGGGAACCCACAAGTACGGCACTCCCACCCCTGCGCACCCTGGTGGGCCGCCTGCCCTCATCTCCGGGACACTCCGCCGCTCGGTCAGCCACACCCCGATCAAGCCGATCCTCGGCGGGTTCGAGATCAGAGTGGGACCCGCAGGAGGTCTGTTCCCGCCCTACGGTAAGAAGCGGAGAACCCCGGCGGGCCGGTACGGGGCCTACCTGGAGACTGGGCTGCGCAATGGTGCCACCTATCCGTGGCTCCTGCCCGCATTCCGGAAGGTCGCGCCGCAGGTTCGGGGTATCGCCTTCGAGTACTTCAAGGGGCCGTGGCCGCGCGCCTGAGTCAACAGGACGCGGACGCGAACACGATGCCCTTCGGCTTCGGAGGATTGGCAGCGCTGCTGTCGATGTACTTCTTCTCGTATCCGGGGTTGGCGCTGGCCGGAGCCGCCACAGTGCAGTATCCCGACCCGGTCTGAGACGTCTGCTGGAGCATGTCCAGCGTCGCCTGCTTGCCAGCGGCTTTGCACGCGGCCGAGTCGTAGGAGCCCAGAGCCGACACGTCGACCGGGGCCCCGGGGACTTTCGACCAGACGATCAGATCTTCACCAGGTGAGCAATCTCCACCGCCCTTGGCCGGAGCCGAGGACCCGATCGGATTCGGCGCCTGTGACTGCGCTGGCTGGGGCACCTCGGTCTGCACGCCAGATCCGGCGTGACTAGCGCTCCCTGATGCCGAGGGACTGCTGCTGCAGGCGTTGGCGAGCAGCAGCACCGCGATGGCGACCATACCGCAGGTCGCAAGGTAGCCAGCACGAACGATGATGTCCGTACCGGTGTGGCCGCGGTTCATCGCCAGATCCTTTCCTATGCCCCGTTTTCTCCTGGCGCATTGTCGACCTTCGCCCGCTCGTTATGCGGCACCTTTCCTCGCGTTGTCCGTTACCGGTCACCAGGTAAACCACCGATCTCGGTGGATTCCAGCCGAACTGTGCGGCGCACCTTCCCCGCCCCTGCTCCCGCGAAAGGGGGGCCGGTGGCCGACATCGCCGATCTGTATGTCACGCTCCGCGCGGTCACCTCCCCGTTCACCCGCGGCATGGGCGAAGCAGCGGCGTCCGGTGAGTCGTTCGCCTCCAAGATCAAGTCCGGGCCGGTCGACGCGCTGGCCACCCTCGGCAAATACGTCACCGAGGGAGCGATCGGCGTAGGCGTCGCCTCAGTAAAGATGGCCGCTGACTTCCAGACCAGCATGCTCCGGCTGAAGACGTCGGCGGGCAATACCGGCGACTTCATCAACGGCAAGTTCACCGGCGACCTGAAAACCGCTGCCAACGGTGTGCTGCAGATGGCCATCGACACCGGGACCAGTGTCAAGGCCCTGTCCTCCGGCATGTACGTGGTCCAGTCGGCCGGGTACAACGCCGCGGACGGTCTGAAAATCCTGCGTGCCGCTGCCGAGGGCGCGAAGGTCGAAGGTGCCGATGTCGGCACGGTCGTCAACGCCCTGACGACCTACATGAAGGACTTCCACGTCCCGGTCAGTGGCGCCACCAGCGCCATGAACCAACTCGTCGCCGCGGTGGCGTCGGGCAAGACCAACCTTCAAGACCTCGCCGGAGCCCTGCACTCCGTCCTGCCCATCGCGGCCAGCGCTCACCTGTCGTTCGCACAGGTCGCTGGTGCGCTCGCCACAATGACCGCGCACGGCGTCTCAGCCGACCTCGCCGGGCAGCATCTGGCGAACATGCTGCGGAACCTCCTCGCGCCCAACAGGCAGGCTCAGGCCCAAATGGAGGAACTGGGTCTGTCGGCGACCGACGTCGCCCAGCATCTCGGTGACCTGAGCAAGGGCGGCCGTG